ATCTAATTTAATATATCTGTCAATATTTTGAATAAGGTCAACTGGTCCACCTTGATACTCTTGCCCAAGATAATATTGTTTTAAAAATTGAGATATAAGAGGATAATCTTCCTGCACATAAGTAGGAAGTTGGTTAGATACGATAGTATTAAACTGAACTCTAGTTTCTGACATGTTATGATTTTATCTTCTTAGTATGAGATTGAACCCGATGAGGATGATCCAGATGTGGATGTTGACGAAGTTGCCTGTTGAGTGGTTACATTAGAAGTAGAAGCAGAAGAACCTCCAATTCTGTTTCCAGTTATAATATTTGTATTTGGACCCCCAGAACGGACTAAATTGCCGTTTGAGTAACTGGAAGAGACAATATAACTTGATGCAGATGGATCTAATCCAGATGCTATATCATCAACAACAGTTTCAAAATTACTGTTACTTATATCTAGTTGCAAATAAAGATCCTGTAATCCAACAACATCATTTGAAGTTGGAGTTGCTTCAATTTCAATAACTGATTGACCATCTTTAGTCTTTCCAGCCAAAACATTTACTGGATTTAAAGTAACAGTACCACTTACATAATTAATTGTTCCAACATTACGTTTTACAATAGTTGGTGATTGTGACCCTACTGATGGTAATGTAAACAAGAACAAAGATCCTGTTACTCTATTTGTATCAGGTACATCTGATAGATACACATTTGATTGAACTCCGGCAATTCTAAATGCTGAAGTTTTAATGTTATACCCACTCATATTTTTAATATGAAAGGAATTTCCAAAAGAAATTTGATATTCTGCGAAAGTGTCTAAAACAACTCCCAGATCTCTTCTCATTGCCACAGTTGTGATGTTTGAAGTCACTGATTCGTGACTATCATCAACCATTTTTAAGAATTTGCTATACTTAAACCTTGCACCATATTTGTTTAACTCAGTTGATTCAGAATATCTTGTCGTATTGTTCTGAACAATAGTAGAAACATACGCAGATGATGGTGCAAAATTGGTGTTATAGTAAATTTTTGTATTTACTTCTAGATACAAATATTTTAAATCTAAAATCTCTGGTACAATACCAGCAACAGAATATTTCTTCAATTTTGTTTTAATATTCTCTTTGATCAAATTTGGAATAAAATCACCAAATCTTGGTTTAATACTAATGAATACTTTACCATATTGTGGTGGAACTAATTCTTCACCACCAAAAACAGAGATTGATTCAGTTTCTGGATAAATTTTTGCAGGAATAATTGTTTCATAATCGTTTGCAGTTAATGCTCTGTTCTGAGATGCATAGATTCTTGGTGCAAACTTCTTAATCGACTCTACACCTTCAATAGATTCTCCTCCAGATGCAGATATTCCTGTAGTTAAAAGTGAAATGCCAGTAGTTACTGTGTATTCTTGAGAATTACTTGTATAAACTAATCTTCCTGCAAAAGTAAACTGATTTACTCCATTTGCAGCATCACCATTAGATGTAATATAATTTACAGTAATAAAATTATTATCATCAAGTTTATTTCCAAAAATACCATCGCCAAAAATAACTTGATACCTTTCATCTTCAACTTCTTGAAGGTAATATACTTTAGAATCAGATTTGATGTCAAAAAGACTATCTTGACGACTATATTTTACACTTTTAGTTGATTGCTCATTTGGTCTCACAGTAACTGATATTAAATCAGTATCAATTCCTGGATTTTGTAAAATAAACTTTTGATTTGGAGTTCTTGCACTATTTGTAAAGTTTGAAGTTAATAAACTTCCTTCATATATGAAAATATCATTAAATGATGCGATAGAATCAACAACAGGGACTGTTATATCCTCTAATATACAAAAAGTATATGATTGTCTACCAAAAGAACCTTGACTCGTAGCTACAATACCTTTCTTAAGAGTGATTGTGCTAGGTGCAGGTGTTATATTTGATGTATCAACGAAGAAACTAGCAGTTGATGCTGATGCTTTTCTTGATCTGGGAAGATATCCAATATTTCTTGCTAAAGATACGACATTTTCTCTTAATGTCGCACTATCAATAATCACTTCGTTTGCGACCATGTTCGCATTGTATGAAGTGATGTAGGTGTTGTATGCCAAAACATCAAGGATTGTTGAAAGGTTGGACCCTTCAAAATCATAGTCAGTGAAATTGGAGTTTTCCTTTAGATATTCTCTAAGTGTTGTTTTAACCTGACCAAAGTCTAGGTTTGTGAAATTAGCTAGTGGCATTTTTACCTAGTTTGTTGCAAAACAAATTGTAATTCTTGTGGTGGTATATCAGCTCCAATAATTTCATATGTTAGAACAACATCAAAACTATTGTTATCAAAATCAGGAGAAGTTACAACCTTAACTGTATCAACCCTTGGTTCAAAGTTTTCAATTGATTCAGTAATCTGATCTTTAATGATTAGTGCTGATAATTCGTCAATATTATCGAAAAGTGATCTATTGATGTTAGATCCAAATGATTCATTAAAAAATTTCTCACCGGGGATTGTAAATACAATGTTTCTTATAGAACGAGCAATTGCATTTTCATTTTTAAGTGCGATAAGATCACTTGTCAGAGGGTTACTCTGAAAAGTCATACTAATATCCTTAAAACCCTGACTTACCCTTTCTAAAGGCACAAGAATCCTGCGATTATATCTTATTTATTAAGGTATCAGATCAAAACTCGTTGAGTGTCATCGGTTCAGTCTGAGAAACTACCTCATCAACTATAAAAAGGTCAGTTTCTTCAAGAGAATCACGTTTTTTGGGTGTTTGATTGTCATTTGCAATTTCACGAAGCATCTTTTGATGCTGATCATTAGCTAAGTTGTCTAAAAAATCTGTCATTTTTAAAAATTGGGAGTTTCTTTTTCTGTATCACTATTTAATTCACTAGATTCCCGCTCTTTTGCAGTTTTCCAGAAATATTCATCCTCACGTCCCATTCCAAGACGCTCAAATCCATTCTCAACTTGATAATATTGAGTTGAAACCTTGAAGTCGGGCATTTTAGGTTCAACAGGTGTTAAACTATTGTCAAAAATACGCATCCTATTGTTTGGATACAATGCATATTGTCCATTTTCCAATTCAATTAGATTATGTGACTTATGTTCAGCTGGATTTTCACTTGTTGCATAGTCAACTACATCAGGATCTTGATGATAGTTATCTATTGTGCAAACATAGGTGCCTTTTTGAGTACCATGATCCCTAGTATATAGTTCAAAGTCCATGGATCCGACAAATTGTTTACAAATAGATACTACACCATAATCCATACAATTCCAAAACTGTAAATTGGGGAGATCCATGTCAGGATCAGGTAAACATGGTTCCGAGAGAAACGCGCTGATAGGTAGTTTATCGTACATTGCGGCATATTCAGGTAAATACGTCTCAAAATAAAAAGCACGCCCAGGTATACTTTTACAAGATACCCAGACGCCCTTAACAAACTCCCCATGCCCAGATTGATGGTCAGTAAGATACTCTTTACGAACCCAAACTTCAACTGAAGGAAGATTGCATATTAACGCAGACATAATACTTAATATTAAGTATACTATTTAATCAACGTCCTTGTCCGCGATACCGCTTAGGTTTGGCATTACGAGACGTTGCGGCGTATTTTGTGTGTGCTCCATTACCCTGCCGAGATTTTTTGGGTTTTGCCTGGATCATGTTTGAACCAGTATGAGACTTTTTAATTCGTGCCATTACTAATCAAGAATAGGTTCTAATATGATTAATGAAGGATCGATGGATTCTCCTTCATAATAACGTTCAGAGAGGTCTTGGAGGACCTCTGTGGACTCTTCCAGAGTGATCCCCTGAAAGAGTACCTCACCATTATAACAGATGTTATAAAGGGTATCCATCAGATAATACGCATCTTCTCGTGTCCAACACGAATACGTGGATCGCACCAGGTCTCGACACCTTCTTCCTTAGCATCTAAACAGAATGATACGTCTTCTCCACACATATCTTGTACTGCACCAGATTCAAAGACTTGCA